TGACATCTCTGAGCACCGCCTTAAGAGACGGAGCTGCAACAGGCGACTTTCCTTGGTCACTTGAGGCAACGGAATCGACAATCTTTTCCGTTTCATTGATGGTGGTTTGATTCCCTTGCTCAATGTGACGAAGAACTGATTGCTTCTTGCGTTGAATTTTGATTTGTTGACGACGGTTTTGTCCCATAGATTATTCCAGTTTCATGGTATGAATTTATGGCGATGTCAACTTGGTTTTTTTGCCTTTTCAGCTAATCGGTCAAGAAGAAGTTCAATGTAAATTTCTCGCTCGAACGGCAACAGATTGTCCAGTTCGGAAAGCGACCAGTTGAACTCCTCTCTCAATATGATGTTCAGTTTGTAAACTTCATACAGAGAGAGAGTATTGCAAGTTACTGAAAAAAATCTGCGACGGTCTCCAGAACGAGCTTGGATTCGTTCCCGCACTTCGGACACTTGAGCGTGATTTCTTTGTAAAGCGACGGCATTTGAGCAAGGAAGCGTTCAATTTCAACCTTCTTATTCAATGGAATGTCGTTGTACCAGTCTTCAAACTCTTCGAACGGAATGTCAGCTTTGTCGTTTGACTCAGCATCAGTGTAAATGCAGATGACCATTTCATACAACGTCTGTGCGTCGGTGTTTTGGTCTTCTGGGTCACGAATGATATCGTTTCCTGTGTAATGACGCAAACGCATCTTCACACCGCTACCGAGGTCAATGTCCTGCAAGACGTCGTTATTTCGTATCTCGATGTCGTTGAGGTTGAGTTCGTAGTGGATTGGTGTGTTACATTTCGGTGCTTGTCCTGGTGCAGTAAATGAACCGTCGTCAACAACTTTGATGCAACGATAGTTCAATTCAGAAACTTCACCAACTGAATATGAACGGATTTTGATGAATGTCCAGATGAGGTCTGCAAGCGGAAGGCTCCACGCTCTAACAGGCAAGTCAAATGAACAACTCTCCACAATTTGGCACATCGCGTCAACGATGCCACCTTCAGTTGTAGATTCCTTCAACAACAGAAGAACCTTCTCTTCACGATTTGTGTAAGGACGAATTCGGAATTCAAGACCACCGACTGGTGTCTTGATTGGATATGTTGGGTGTTCGAGTTTTGGGAGCATATTTGAAATGGGGGCTTTCGCCCCCACCTTTCTTTAGCCTTGCTGTTTCTTTGCAAGATTTTGGAAGAACGCTACATCATCATCAGCGGCTTGTGGCGAGCTGGATGGTGGTGTTTCGTCTGCTGGTGCTGCTGCAGGTGCCGCATACTCACGAGCTGGTGATGCAGACGCCGGAGCGTGGTCATCTTCAACTACTGTGCGCTGTGCACCACCTTGTGTTGCACCATCAACCACGATTGCCCAACGGCTCTTGAGGTCTTGGTATGACTTGAATTTCTTCTCGTCATGAAACTCTTGCAAGTCGTGGCATGACTGAAGAACAACAGTCAGGCGGTCTTCATCGCCGTCCAAGAAGTCACCAGTTGCAACGACCATTGAGTCGTCGTAGTTGCGGAAGCCAGCAACCTTCTTGACCTTGAGGCTGAAGTTCGCGCCGTCAAAGAATGAGAATGGGTTCACTGCCTTCAGTCCTGCATCTTCGTCGCCCGCCATAGCCTTGTTCAGTTTTTCCAGAATCTTCATTCCGAACTTGAACAAGAACACCTTGCCGTTGTTTTCTGGCTTCGCTGGGTCCTTGACGATATAGACATTCGCGATGTATTGAGTACCTGCCTTGCGTGCGCTCGCTGTATCTTTATCGATTGTCCACATTGGCTCGTTAGCTTCACATGCTGGGCATGGAAGTCCGATGGTCTTTGGACATTCTTCAATGAACCATTTGCCGTTGTTTTTGAAGCCGTGTGACAGAACCTTGACCATCGGCAATGTTTCATCCGATGTTGCTGGCAAGAAGCGAATTACTGCGCTACCTGTACCAGATTGGTCTGCTGTCAAATTCCAGAAACGGGTGTCCTTTTCGAAGCCGTTCGAAGTGACTTTCGCCACATCTTGTTTGAGCTTTGCGAGGGTGTCTGCGGTGGAGTTGCGACGGAGTGCTGAGAAGTTTACTTGTGCCATGTTGCTTTCCTTTTTCGTTTTAAGTTTTTCATTTTAGTTTCCACTGGTGTTACATAACGAACTACACAATTTAGTCGATTCTTTTGATGGTCTCAACTAAAATGTGAATGCAGGTTTTGAGTTTGGACGTAGCCATCCACGCTCAACACCTTCAATTTCAATCTTCTGCTTCAATGAAGGAGAAATGTGTTTGATTACATCCTGATAGTCGAGGCTGTTCTCCTCACAGTACAACAGGATGGTTTGAAGATAACTCTCTGAACGGTCAGTGAGATATTTTCGTTCGATTTCTTCGGAGAAGTTTACAATTCGTACCATATTACTCCTTACCGATGACAATCTTGAATGCAATAACCAAACGCTGCCACAGATTTGCAGTCTTGAGCTTATGTTGCATTGCCTTGATTTCTTCCATTCGTTCATCCTTGGTTTGTCCAAGGAATTGACGGAACTCAATATCAGGTGCTGCTGGCTTCGTTTCATCAAACACCGTGTCAGATGTGAGATTGACAGACAGTACTCCATCCATGCCCATTGTCGCTTCATAGAAGTGAAGAATATAGAAACGAGCCTTGCGCTCTTTCACAAATTCAACTTGCTGTGAAAGGTCCTTGTCGAGATAACGCTTTGTTGAGCCAGCCAACAGGAATGGTGGTTGCTCAAGAACTGGCAGATTTTCAAACTCTTCGAGTGTAATGACGCTCATACAGCGACCTCCGCTTTGATTGCTGGATGACGAATGTAGTCGACGAGTTCAAAGTCAACACCCATATCAAAATCACCAGCAAGAAGTTTTTCAGTTGTCATTGAAGGATTGATTTTCAATGTTGGAAGCGGATACGGCTCCCGACGCAACACTTCAAACACTTGGTCCAAATGATTCTTGTAGATGTGAGTATCACCAAGAGTATGGATGAAGGTTTTTGCAGTGTAACCCAAACAATGTGCCATCAACTTCGTCAGAAGTGCATAGCAAGCAATGTTGTATGGAACGCCAAGGAATGTGTCAGCAGAACGTTGATACATTTGACATGAAAGATACTTCACGCCATTGTCTTCAGAAACGTCCCATTGAACAAACGCATGACAGGGTGGCAACTTCATGAATGGAAGGTCAGCAACGTTCCATGCAGAAATGATATGACGGCGAGAGAATGGATTGTTCTTCAGCGATTCCATCACTTGAGCGAACTGGTCGATGTTGATTCCTTGAATTGGGTCATGCCATTCACGCCATTGAACACCATAAACTGGACCCAAATCACCATCTTCATCTGCCCATTCATCCCAAATAGAGATACCTTTGTCTTTGAGGAATTGAATGTTGCTAGTTCCTTTCAGATACCATTGGAGTTCGATAGAGATTGTTTTGAGTGATGTGAACTTTGTAGTCACAAGTGGAAATGAACGTTGTAAGTCAAACGACATTTGATGACCAAATATCTTTTTTGTACCAACACCAGTTCTATCATGTGTCCAAGTTCCTGCACGCATGATTTTTGACAGCAATGATTTGTATTGTTCCATAATTTTTCATCCTTTATAACAACATCAATACTACATGTTTCTTGGTTTGTAATCAATTCATTTCATAAGTTATATTTGATTTCATCGCTGTCACATATAACTGAAATTGAATTCGTGGTTCGGCTTATGCAAGCCAAACTCGATTTGAAATCGTCTCATCTTCTGCTAGTTTTGCAACAGGAAGCGGAATTGCTAAACTCCCATACACAGCTGATTCTTAATTCGCCAACAACATATTCAAGATGAAAGAAAATATGTGTCCACATGATGTCCCACGGACAGAGCACGTTCATTTAACCAATTACGGTCTTTAGACGTCATGCGCAATGCAATGACGACCACAAGCACTTGCTTCACTTCCACTTTGAGCTGCATCGCTTATGGCACATCTTTAAGCAACTCAATTACAATGGCAGATTTCTCTGTGCATACTTGCAGGCTCCTACAACCAGTGGCAAGGATTACTTGTATGCGAAAGTGTGGGAGTTCATCCCATAATCGAACTAAATTTATAGTACTCTTGAACCTTTATCACGTGATGACCAAAAATAAATTCTGCGGTGTAGATTATTCAATGACTTCCCCTGGTGTAACAATCCATGACGGGGAGAATTTTACTTCGTACTTCATTTCAACCAACAAGAAATTTGTAGGCAATTTCCACTCGTTCAATGGACATCGATTCATTGGCCTTGAATATCCTGATTGGACTACACCCGAACAACGTTTCGACGCAGTCTCTGAACTCTTCTTCAAAATCATCCCAACAGATGTGAAGATGATTGTCATTGAAGGCTATGCGTTTGGCTCAACATCATCAAGTCTGTTTCAAATTGCAGAGAATTGTGGTGTGTTCAAGCAAAAGTTATACAAGGCTGGTCTTCAATTTGTAACTGCTGCGCCTTCTGAAATCAAGAAGTTTGCAACAGGTAAAGGAAACGCAAAAAAAGAGCAGATGCACGAAGCATTTGTAACTGAAACTGGAATCGACCTTCAGGACGCATTCATGAAGAAACTTGGGGCTGCAATTGGTAGTCCTGTTGGTGATATTGTCGATTCATATTACATGTGCAAGTTCTCGATGAAGAATCACCAATAAATTGACTCATGGCAATCTATACAGACCTCGACCTTACAATGAAGAAGCATCCAGTCACCAAGGATTTGGTAAAGCTGACTGATGATGCGGCAGTGAAACGCTCAATTCTCAACCTATTGCAGACGCAGATAGGTGATTACCCATTTCATCCTGAGAAAGCGGGCAATCTTGAAGGAATCCAGTTTGAAATCATGGACTATGTTACGATGGCTCGAGTTGAACGTACGATTCGAGAAATCATTGGCATTTTTGAGCCAAGAGCAAAAATCATGGAACTCCAAATTACTGCGGTTGAAGCAATCCCGCCAGGTGTTCGAGTTCAGATAACGATTGCAATCATCAACACAAATTCGGTCATTCAAATTGACCACTACTTAACGAGAGTTCGATAAATGGCACAACCTCTAATCAACCCAACGACACTTGATGTCGACGGCATCAAAGCATCACTGAAAGCGTTTTTGCAGTCACAGACTGAGTTCAGTGACTACAACTTCGATGGTGCTGGCTTGAGTGTGATGCTGAACATCCTCGCCGCAAATACCCACTACTATGCGCTTTACAAAGCAATGGTAGCAAATGAATCTTTCCTCGATTCAGCAATTTTGCGTTCATCAATTATCAGTCGTGCTAACGAAAAGGGTTATCTGCCTGGTGGCGTGAAGGCGTCGTCGTCTTTGATTACAGCAACGTTGACGGGCGCAACAGCAGGACAAGTCTCAATGCCCGTTCCGAAGGGTACTGTTTTCACTGGAACTGTAAACAACAAAGCCTACTACTTCGTTACTCCAGACCAACAAGACTTGTTGCCTACATTGATTTCTGGGCAATATGCTGGCTCGTTTGCTGTCCGTGAAGGCCAATATGTAACCACAACATTTGACGTCACTAATGGTGCTCGATACTTCTTGCCAAACGGTAATGTCGACCCATCAACAATCCGTGTTCGTGTCCAAGTGTCTCGCCAAAACACTGCTGCTGAAGTTTACTTCCCTGTGAGTTCGATTATCTCAACAAATGGCTTGAGTGCGACATACTTCCTCACTGAAGAGAGCACAGGAACATATGAACTCGTCTTTGGTAATGGGACATTCGGTAAATTGTTGACGCCTGGTGCTGTCATCGTTGTCGACTATATCGTGTCGACACCAGGAGAAGGCGACGGTATTACAACCCTGACTCCGGCAACACCAATTTTCAATACAGGTGTCCTTACTGTCGCAAACACTGTCACAGCTGGTTCGGGAATCGCTGAATCAATTGAATCAATTCGCGAAAATGTTCGCCGTTTCACACCACAGCAAAATCGTTGTGTAACAGAGTCTGATTACATCACTGAAGTTCGTCGTCAATTCCCAGAATATCTTGATGTCATCGCTTGGGGTGGTGAAAAGAACGTACCTCCGGTTCTTGGAAAGACCTTCATCTGCATTCTCGCTGGCGACTTACTTCCATTGACACAACAAAGAA